CCACAGATAGAGAACATGAGAGCCGAATATACGGTAGGTTATACCCATGTTCCGGCTGCATTGAAATTTGCCATTCTTGACCAGGTGAATCATATGTACGAAAATAGGGGAGCAAATGCCGATGGTATGGGCATCTGTGAAAAAGCATGGAGAGCGTGTCAGCAGTTCACCCGTCAATCGCCAATAATATGAGGTTAAAAGGTACAAGACCGAATTATCTTTCTGCAGAATTATTGCATGAGCCGATAGGCATACTTCAACCTACACAGGTGAGCGATGGTGAGGGGGGTTATACGGTTACCTATCAGAATACTGCCACAATTTGGGGTATGTTCATTCCGCTTGGTGATAGCCGTTCTTTGATTGCAGCGCAGGTAAGTTACACGGCATCCGCTACTGTATTCGTGCGCTACCCCCTCACGATTGATCAAACCTACAGATTAGAAATAGGCGGTGAGCAATATAGCATCCATTCTATTACGAATGTGGAGAATAAGGATGAATATTTGGAAATACAAATCTTTAAGTGATGGCCGAATTCAGCATGAATTTAGTGGGGGGCAAGGCGGTTAGAAGGATGTTTGACATTGCTGCTGAAAGGATGGGGCCAGGCCTTAATAACTTGATGTCGCAATCAGCATTGAACATTGAACGCAATGCAAAGCGGATGGCACCTGCTAACTTGGGTAAATTACGGCAATCAATAAAGCATAACATTGGTGAGCCGTTAATGAAATCGGTTTATTCGGATATTGGGTATGCTGCTTATGTAGAGTTTGGCACAAAGAAAAAAGCAATGACCCACCCGATACATAATGGGTTCGCTGCTTATGCTGCACAATTCAGAGGGAAGGGTAAAGGTGATTACGGGGATTTGATACTTGCATTAATCTTCTATGTTAAGCGCAATAAATTAGCAGGAACGTATAAGGTGAAATCAAAAAGAAGGATAGGCAATAGAGATCAAAGATTGTCGGAAGATTTGAGGGTTGCCGAAAGAATGGCCTACTTTATATTGAAAAACGGCATTAAGCCACAACCATTCTTGATACCGGCCTATCTTGACGAAAGACCAAAACTAATTAAGCGGATTCAAAACTTGTTGCGCAAATGATAATGAAAAACCCTGCCATAGAGATAAAGAAATGGTTAGTTACCCAACTTGCCGCTTATACCTATGTTGATGTTTACGATGCAATGGTACCTGCAAATGAGCCACCGGAATACATTACTATCACCGGTAGAACATCCGGGCAGGAGCAAGGGAAAGAAGGTTACGTTAACATGGTTTCCGTCAACATAGATATAACAACGAAAAGTAGTAACTTTGGGTTCAAGAGAGCGGAGCAAATAGCGGATGCGGTGATGGGTGCGGTCAATAGTGATACGGTGGTTGTGTTACCTGTGGGATGGGATTGTAAGAATGTGGTTTTGGCATCGGTAACTAACCTGGAAGACCTGGATCCATTTGATAACACTTTTCGCGTAATTTTGCGGTATGAATTTATAATTTCACAAACACAATAAATATGAGTTACACTTTTGTAAATGCGAGGGACATAATCCTTCAACTGGACTTCGACAGGAATGGTAGTTTTCAGACCGTTGCCTGCCTTACATCAAACTCTATGGAAATCACAAGAGATGCCATTGATGCCGATAGTAAATGTGGCGATGAGCAACTCCCCGGTAATTCCGTTAGTCAGACTATCAGTTGTTCCGGCCATGCCATTGACCAAACTGGCAGCGGTAGCCGTGAAAGCTATGACCGGATTTATACCCTGCTCGTTAACCGTGATTCAATCCCTGCCCGTTTCGGCCCTGCGGTTGCTGTTAGTGGCGACATCGTGTATAGCGGTAATATCTTTGTTACTTCGCTTTCATTGGATGCAACTGACAAAGACCTGCTGAAGTTTGATGCGGAGTTCCAGGTTCAAAACGCTCCACTTACCCAAACCAAGACATACTAATTTATGCCCGTAGCATTTGAGTTAAAGACTTCAACGGGCAGCGTTAGTTTACTTTGGAATAACTGGGCGATGCATCGGTTCTGTGAAATGAATGGCAACTTGCCTATAGGTAAGATGTTGGAGATGTACGATGGGCAATCCCTAACCTTTAAGCACGTTATCACAATGATTCAGGCGGCAAGTGAGGGAGCCGGCAAGGTGATAAGTGAAAGGGAAGCATCGCAGTTGATTGATGAAGGTGGTGGATTGCAGTTCACAGGATCGCAGGTGTTAGAGTTCATTCAGTACACTATGAAGGCAATGGTGCCGGATGTACCTGCTGATAAAAACACACCGGAGGAAGAAAAAAAAAGTTAAACCACCGGGATAAGACCTGGGATGAGGTAATAATTCTCGCCATTGAATCGGGCCTAACTATTGAGCAGTTTTGGTCTATTCGGTGGCGAGATTTTTTATTATATCGCAAAGCGTATGAAGCGAAGCAGTTAGCTGAATGGCAAAGGGCAAGGTTGATAGCATATGTGATGTACTGCACGAACACGGACACGAAGGGGCGCAAAAGCATAACAGATTTCTTACCTTTGTCAACGGACGAGCAACCGGATAGAGGGGAGAGATTGACACAGGAGCAGTTCATCGAAAATATGAAGAAATTATCAGAAGCATTAAAATAAAGCAATGGCACCGGAAAAACTCGAAATATTAATTAGTGCGGACAACAAGAAAGCCATTGCAGCCATTAAGGAAACTATCCTATCACTTGATGGGGTTGAGAAAGCATCGAAGGGTGCAGGGGGTGCTACGCAGAAGTTAGGTAAAGATTTCACGGGGGTAAGTAGGGTTATACAGGATTTGCCGTATGGTTTTAATGCGATTGCTAACAACTTAACGAATATCCTTCCTGCTGCTGGCGCATTGGGGTTAGGTATTTCTGCACTTGTAGCCGGATTGCAGTTTGCGCAAAATGGGACAGGGGCATGGACACGGGGTTTAGAAGGTTTATTTGGTACATTATCAAATACTGATAAAATTAATCGTGCATATACAGAAACACTTGCAAAAGAAAAAACAGAATTAAATTCATTATTCGCATCTGCTACAAATGTGAATAATACTATGGCTGAAAGATTAAGAGCCGTAAAAGCATTGCGTGATAATTATGGTGAATATTTAAAGAATTATAGTAATGAAGATATACTTGTAGGAAAAGCAGCAGATGCGCATTTAAAATTAGCTGAAGCATTAAAAATAGAAGCCAAAAATGCAGCAGCAAGGTCTGTTGCTATGCCATTAGAACAAAAATTGCTTGAAAATCAAATTAAGCAAACTGAATTACTTACCAAACTTAAAGAAGATTATAAAAAAGCAGGTGAGGGTGGAATTGAAACAATATCTCCTGGCCCCGGTATGCCATCTATTAGAATTACACCTGAAATGAGGCAACAAGGTGTAGTAAAAGAAGCGAAAAGGGAAATGAGGGAATTGGCATTAGAAGCAATAGATACTGAAAAGCAGTTAAAGCAGATATATGATCTTGTAAGAAACCCACCTCAATTTAAAACTGAAAATGTTAAAGAAGCAGTCAATCAACTTGACGCTTATCAAAAAGCACTTTCAAGTATGCGAGGAAAAATGCTTGAAGAATCAATGAGGTTAGATGCATTGAGTTTGACTGCCCCAACTGAAAAACCACAACAAGCACAAAAGCCTCCTGAATTATTAAGTACAATGGCGGTAATAGAAGCTAAACAAAGATTGGCAACTATTGAGGCAGACAGGAATAAAACTTTAGAAACTGCAAATAATTTAACGAATACTGCTATGAATAGTATTACCGGTATGGTAAACGCTATGATTACTGGGCAAAATGTAGGTGTTGCGCTCGGTGATATGTTTAAAAGATTAGCAGCAGACATCGCACTTGCGGCTGCAAAAGCATTGATATTTCAAACTATATTATCATTGTTACCGGGTGGTACAACAGGTGCAGCATTAGCAAAAGGTGAAGCAGGTAAGGGTGGATTCTTGGGAATATTCAAGAAGATGCTCGGCTTCTCCGAAGGTGGTACCGTTTCCGGCCCCCGTTCTGGTTATCCGGTAATGCTACACGGAACAGAACACATCGTACGGCCCGACCAAATGCGGTCAATAATAGCATCCGCATCGCAGATGGGTGGAGGAAATAGTAGGGTAGTGGTGGAGGGTGTAGTGAGAGGTAACGATATATGGCTTTCACAAAGTAGAACGAATACATTTAGAGCATTAACAACTTAACATGGCTTGTAATAAACTGATAATAAGCGTAACAACAAGCGACATAACTGCTGCTGATAACGGCTTTGTTTATTTCTCATTCAAAGATTGTCAGGGGCAAATAATAACTTTTGCCTATGATGGTTCGCAGCCATACCAACAAGATGCTACCTATACCATGTTCCAATACGTTACAGGGTATAATTACGATACTGCATTTGCAGTTGATATTTATTACTATGTATCAGGAGTAAAAACGGCAGCAAGCAGCGCAATAACACCAGGAGTAGCAGCCGGAAAGATATCAG